GATCGTTCGAGTGGGATAGTATGTGTAGGGGGAGGGGCCACCATGTCTGAGCCATCGGGGGGTGGGGTATGGGTGGGGTCGACCTCCCCCCGGCTTCCGGATAACTCAGCCAGGAGGGAATCGGCGGCGTTGTCTATTACCTCGGCGTCATCAGCCTGGGCTTTCAGCATATCGCGCAATTGGGCCATTACCTGCGCGCGCGTATCCTCGCTAGATCGAATGGTGCGGATTTCTTTTCTCTCAGTAAATGCGGCCACCTCGGTAACCGACCCCAATACTTTAGCCGCCGCAGTAATTTGGCCGGGCTTCGATTCCGGATCGGTTATTACTTTTACCAGGGAATGAATCACCAGGGAGCGCAGCCCTGCCGGGGTTTCATATTCCGCCGCCCTTATGGCCGCTTCGATGGCCTGGATTTCTGCGGACACTGCGGGGTTAGCCGCCACCCGGTAGGGCTCGCCGAGGATTGTGGAAGGCGCGGCATCCGCTTTGTATGCTTTCCGGTAGGCGTCCGCCTTGGTGTTTCCCTTCGCCACCTCAAGGGCGAATCGCCTTTGCTTTGGGGTTAGTTCCCGGTTTACCTCACGGCCGAGTATTACGGAAACGGGGACTGTATCTAGTGCGTCCTTCAATTGCTTTCGGGATAGTTTAGGGGGTTTCATACTGAGCCGATGCCCTTCGGGCTTAACCAATCCGGCCCGATCATAGGTGAACAGCGGGAGAACATCAAGCCCGCGCCGCCCGCCCTGGCGATTGTCTCCGCCTATCGACCCCGCCAATCCGATAAAAACAATTCAATGGACGCCCTGAACCTAGGTGCTACATTGTCACCCGTGCTGACTGTCAGCACTAACCGGAGCCCTCAGCATGAAGCGCAATCAATGGATTATTTCCCTCCCTGAGCGGATGCAAGCCGCATTCGATAAGCGAGACCCTCAAGCCGCCGCCAACATCATCGGGGAGGGAAAAGATAGCACCCTTGTCCACCTCGCCATGCAAGCCGCCCACGCCGCCGGGTTTATCCCGGAATACTGGCCCACGGGCGTTCGCGTATCCCTGCCCGCTGAAAACTAATCAACCCGTCCCCCTTCGGGGGGACTCAACCCGGAGCCCTCAACATGACCAAACGCGATTATTTCAACACTTGCCGCGATATGGCGCGCACCCGCAGGGGGATGGAATTCCTGCACGGGTGTTTGCGTGACCCGTCCCCCCGGATGCGGCCCATTCATTTGCTCATCATCCGCGCCGCCATCCGCGATATTCACCCGCGCCAATCAATCTAACCCGGAGCCCTCACCATGCAAACCCAATACCCTACCCTCCGCGACAAAATCCGCGCCGAATCCGCCGCCCGTGCGGCCCGCAATGCCGGATTCGAAGCCCTGGCGATTGAAGCCCACGCCGCCGGGCTCCGCGCCGTTGCGGAAACCGAATGCGAACCGATGGCCGTATCCGATGGCCGCACATTGTGGGTTGTGAACGATGGGCCGTGCGGCTTCGCCTGGGTCAAAGTCCCCGCGAATTCCGCCTTCGGCCGTTGGGCTCTGAAGCGCGAACTATTCCGCAAGTCCATCAGCGGCGGCGCGATGCTTTGGGTTTCTGATTTCAATCAGTCCCATCAGCGAAAGCAAGCCTACGCCCACGCCTACGCGGAAGCCCTCCGCGCGGCCGGGATTGAAGCCTTCGCCGATTCCCGGCTCGACTGAAAAGGGGCGCGCCATGTTCCGAATCGGAATCCTGGCCGCCGCCGCCTTCCTGGCGGTTGTGGCCCTTTCCATTGTGTGGCCGTATGACTGCGCCACCGATACCGAATGCGAGGCGGCCGAGGCCGCCCGTTGTCTCATTCTCTGCGAAAGGTAAATACCATGGGCTGGACTCATTACGCCGACCATCCGCAACTGTCGCGCGCGGAGATGATTCGCCGCGAATTCACCCAGGAACCAACCGCCACCAACCCCCGCGCATGGGGGTTCGAGTCAATCGCCGAGCGGGGCTCTGTCGTGTACGCGGTTTGCTTTCAGGAATTCGAAGGGAAACGCGAGCATTTCGGTTGCGTGTTTTTGACGACTCGCCGCAAGGGCGAATTCGGCTACAAAGCAATGAGCGAGGATATGCATCCCTTCTATTACGCGATGCCCGCGCGAATGCTCGCGCAACTTGAAGCCCTCGCGCCGAACCCACCCGGCCAGGGCGCAGAGTGGCGCGCAAAGTGCCGGGAGCACGCGAAGCCGAAGCCCGCGCCGCGCCTAGTGGGCGGGCAACTGGTGACATATGGCGGCCGCCAGTATCGACTCGACTACCCGGCCGGGCCGCGCCGGGGTTGGATTGTGATTCGCGTTTCGGACGGGCAACCCTTCCGACTCAATGCCCGCCAACTGTCGCGCGCGGAGGGTTTGGTATGAACTACTCATTCACGCGGATATCACACAACGCGAAAACCGGGCCGATTCCCGTAACTAGCACCGAGCGGGCATCGTGCCCGCCATCCTGCGCGCACTATCGAACCTCATGCTATGCCGAGGATTTCTACACCCGGCTTCATTGGAACCGACTAGACCGCGCCGGGCTTAATTTGTCGGAATTGGCCGCGAGAATCGCCGCCCTCCCGCCGGGTCAATTGTGGCGAATGAATGTTTCCGGAGACCTACCCGGAGAGGGTGAGACTGTCGACCCGGCCGCCTTGGGTGAAATTGTGGCCGCCAATCGCGGCCGCCGAGGGTTCACTTACACCCACAAAAAAAGCCCCCAGGCTATCGAATGGGCGCGCCATGCTACCGAGTGGGGCTTTACTGTCAACCTATCCGCCGACGATGCGGGCGAAGCCGATGCCCTCGCGGCGCATGGGCTCCCGGTTGTGTGCGTTGTCCCGAAGGATACGCCGAAACACTCCACAACCCCCGAAGGGCGGCCGATTGTGGTTTGCCCGGCGCAAACCCTGGAGGGTATGGACTGCGCGAATTGCGGGCTATGCCAACGGGCGAACCGCTCCACGATTATCGGATTCCGGGCGCATGGTGCGCGCGCGCGGATTGCTGACGAAAAAGCGCGCCGAGTGATTCCAATTTCGAGAGGGTAAATCATGCCAAATTGGTGCAACAACGAATTGCGGATTCGATCCGCCGACCCGGCCATCCTGGCCCGCTACCGCTCCGCGATTGAAGGCGGCCGCCTGTTGCGAGAGTGCTGCCCCGAACCGGAGACCGACGCCTACCGCGAGAGTCTCGGCGCGCCAGGGGCAAGCCCCGAGTGGCGCGAATGGCGCATTGAAAACTGGGGGACAAAGTGGGAGATTCCCGCCGACGATATGACCGAGATTGTCGAGACCGCCGACGAAATCCGGGTAGGTTTTGCTTCCGCGTGGAGCCCGCCCATCGACGCGCTGCGGTTTGCTGCCGAGCGCGACGGGTTTTCGTTTGTGCTTTTCTACGATGAGCCGGGCATGGGGTTCGCGGGTCGGGCTACCGAGAACGACGACGACTGCTACGAATACTGCGAACTTGAGGAATCCACCCGCGATGCATGGGCGGCGGAGGGTTTCGAGTTGCCAAGTTTCGAGGAGAAATGAGATGGGATTCACTCTAATCGTGGGCGACGCCGCCACCTACTACGACACCGACCCCGAGGGCGAGGGCATCTACTTCCACCGAATCGACTATTGCGCGCGGTTTGAAAGCCGCGAGAACGCCGAATCGCAGGGGGAAAAGATGATTTCGGAACAGGGCTTCGACACTTGGTGCATCCCCGAAACCTATCGGGGGTGGCTCCGTATTGCGACGGGGGCGGCATGAATCCCGCCGCCCTTATCAATGCCGGGTATCGCCTGGAGCGCGCCCGGACGGCATCCGCCTATGCCGCCGCGTTGGAGCGAGTGCGCGCCATGCTCCGCGAGGCCGACGACAAAACCGAGGCGCGCTATTTGATTGAGAGAGGAAGAAAGGAAGCCAGGACATGAAATTGCAAACAGGCACGATTGTGCGCTTCAAAAGGCCCGACGGAGCCGAGCCCGTGGACATTGTGCGGGATCGGTTTATTTCCGAAACCCGATTATTGCCGTACGCGCCGAATGAAAACCATTCGGCAATTACGCTAACGCACCATTCTTGGTGTCACGAGGGCGACATTTTAGAAGTGTTGGCGCAACCCGAGGACACCGTTTCAAAAGAATGGCGCGGCATGGATGCCATCAATATGGCCGAAACGCCAGGACGGATGGACGGCCCAGGTTTTGAGAGAACTGTCGTAAAGGATTGGGTAAAGGCGGCAGGGGGTATAGAAAATGTAATTTTCAAACGCGAATGGAATGTTATGCATCCAGAATACCCGAACAGATACCCGCCGCATTGTTGGATGTGGTCAATGATGACCCCGGAGGGACGCTATGGTTTTCGTTTCACACGCCCAAGAATTGAATACAACCGAAAGGAAGCCAGGATATGAAGACTTACAAAGCAATGATCCTCGCATCGTATGAGATGGAAATAGAAGTGTATGCAGACAACCCCGAGGAGGCCAAGCAAACAATCCGCGCCGCTTGGAACCCATTCGAGGCAGACTGCGAATACTTCGAGATTCACGAACTTATCGAGACCGATCAAAAGGTGACAGCATGAAGATCGAACCAAGTGAACTGACATTACTGGACGCCTACGAACTGGGCATCGACGACGGGCTAATGAACGGGTCGGAAGTTGCATTGCAGGAGGGTCTGATCGGGGAGGACACCCGCTCTCTGTGGGCGTATCGACGGGGCTACGACCACGGGGTTGCGCTTTATTGCGAAATCAAACACCCTGAAGGAGCGACAGCATGAAGATCAAGACCAACGAACTGAACGGAGCCGCTCTTGATTGGGCGGTGGCGTTGATTGAATTTCCCGCCCCAGGTTATGAAGACGATGACCGCTTGGTTTATGTCCTAGGCGACGATGAATTTCACTTCACGCCATCAACCAATTGGTCGCAGGGTGGCCCGATCATCGAGCGGGAAAGCATAGGACTCATAGAAACCGAAGTGGGCAGCGGGGAGTGGGAGGCTTGCAAATGGCTGAGTGCGGACAAGCACATTCCGCTTATTAAAAGCGGGCCCACACCCCTGATCGCCGCCATGCGGTGCTATGTGGCCTCGCGCTTGGGCGACGAGGTAAATGTGCCTGATGAACTGGCAGAAGGAGCAACAGCATGAAGATCAAGCCGGGAGAACTGAACGGCGCTGCCCT